CGGTGTAAGCATCTAGTTCGCCTTTGGGCAATCTTTGAAACTCTCTAAGAGTTTCCATTGGGTTTAATCCTTGTTTTACACTGGTATAAATCACTGCACTGGCCAGGGCTCTGGCAGATTCTTTACTGTCTGCCACTGTTTCAAAATACGCAATAACGGCTGCATCAACGTTGCTGCTAACTTGAACTGGTATTTCAAAAAAATTATTAAAATACTTGGTGGTATCTTTTGCCTCAATGGCATTCAAGTTAATTTGTTCTAGATTAGTAGGTTCTTTTGCTCTTATTAAATTGGCCATATTAATCTTTCATTATTTTTTGATTGCTGGGTACTCGAGGAATAGTAGTACCCATTGAGCTGGTGTTTGTTGATTCCAAGTATTTTTCCTGTGTGAGTCGATCTTGACTTGCCTGCTGTTCTGCTGTTAGTCCACTACTGGTCCCAAATACTGTTGTTGAAAAGATTTGACTGTTTGCTGTCATTTTATGTGTTCTCTGGATTGGTTGAACGTCCCACTTGATTGCCAGCATAGCTAAGTGCCGGTTGTGGATTACCGTTATCTACAAACTGTTTGGCCTCGGTGCTGGCCAAGTTGGTGAATGCTACCGACGGAGCACTGGTTCCCGGTATCACTGTTCTATTGTAAGGAGTCTGTGCCAATGGACTTGTTGATGTGACTGCGGTAGCTGTGCCTGTTGCAAAAGTTGGTGAAGTAGTTCCACTACTAAAATAGGAGCTGGTAGTATTGTTTACTTCTTTGTCTTTCTTTGCTTGTTCTGCTTTGGCTTTGGCTTCTCTTTCTTTTGCTACTTTTTGCAGTGATGCACCAAAGCTAAAGAAGTCCAACGGCGAGCTACTAGACACTGCTTGTAATGCACCGGATGCAACTTCGGCATTGCTTGTGGCCTCTGCAGGTTTTTCGATGTTTACTGTTTTGTCCAACGAGCCTCCAGTAATTTGATTTTTGTTATTTACAATTAAACCAGCAATGGCCAGGCCTACACCTAATTCTGGTTTTCCACTTAATGCCAATGCTGCGCCTCCTCCAATTAGTCCTGTACCTAGACTGATACTTGATCCATTGCTGTTAACGCTACCAGGAGATACTCCTGGTGCACCCGGGGCCGACGATGAAGTACGCCCAGGTCTGTTAGCTAAACTTCCTGCTGCCGGTATAAAAAATCTATCTCTGGGATCTCTTCCATTTAAAATATCCATGCCAGAATTCAATAATTCTGCACCTGCAAGACCAGCAAGATCCACATTTTTATTTTTTTCATATGACCTAAATAGGCCAAATGCGCCTGCAGCTGGGTTTCTAACAAAGCCATCTAGAGCAGAAACTATACCACCTGGTCCAAGTATACTGTTAGTGCCACCACCAGCTGGTGTTAGTGGACTTGGCGATTTATCATAATGTAAATCCGCAAATCCTTTTACTGTATTTTTTGTAACATACCCACTAGCATACAACATTGTAGTATATGCCAATGTCATCGAATGCTCTAGGCTTCCGTTGCTACTGGCGTTGTGAGATCCGTGACTAAAGGCCACAATCATTGGATTGACCAATGTGTATTCACTAAATTTTTTCTGATGTAAACTGTAAATTCTAACGGCTTGTATATATTGAGGTCCGTTGACCCCTCCGCCGTTTCTTGGAGTATACCCAAAATTATTTAAAATATCTCTTTGACCAAGTCTATACTGACTTTTAGAATGATACAAAGGATGCACTGTTCCTGCACTGTCGGCATAACTTGCATCCATGTCTCTGTAATAATGGTTAAAATAATCAAACCATAAATTTCTAACTACATCAGACTGATCGTCGTGAAAAGTAATTTGAACTGTATCGTATTTTACTTTTGTTTGTATAACATCTGGCCTGTTGTACATGTTAAATGTTTTGGTGTCAATGGTATATTTTGGTAAGTCAACTTGTTTTACCAGCATACCTGCTTCGAGCACTCGATCCCTATCCACTTTTGTTAGTGTAGGATCTAAATCAAAGTAGACATGATATAACCAATCAAACTTGGGACTTAGAGCATAGTTATTGTCAACATACAATCTACTGGCGTGTTTAAAATCTTTTATTTGATCGCCGGTAGCTAACTGTTTAAAAAATCCGTCAAATATTCCCATTGGATATACCTTTTTAAATATTTATGCCAAAAAAAATACCCGGATTTGACCGGGTATTTTTTATGTTGGTACTTATGTTTAGGTTATACCAGTAATAAGAGTACCTAAACTACGACCCACTGCTGTTCCAATTCCAGTTCCAGTAGGAGTTTGAATTGCATTGTCGTATGTGACTGTTAGTGTAATATCTGCAGGTGAGTTTTCTGTGTATGACATTTCACCATAATTTACTTGGTTAACAAATGCGCCATACAGCTCCCATGTTTCTAATACGTTAGGCTGATTGGCTCCGTTGCCACCATCTAACATTTCAAATTTTAAAAGAAACTTATAGTCAATGCCAGAACTGGCTGACGCTTGTTCCATAAAATCAAATTGTTTCTGAATCTGTTCGCCAACCAATTTGCTTACATTTCCACCTGCGTCATCACGTAATACTACGGTCACTGGTTCCCAGCTAGGCTTGCCTACTAGGTTAACTTTGCTGTTATAAGCTTCAATTACGAAAGGATTAAAATTTACATTTGGACGGCTAATATTATTAACTTGTTTTGTTAACTCAACTCTGTCGCTGCTGACACCAAAATTTTCAAATATTGCTCTAAAGCGATATTTTAACTTAGGCATTAACAAACCTTGTGTGCTTGCACTTTGGTTAGTTGCTAAAGGTACTGTAAATCTGTTCAATGAGGCAATTGCCATTTATATTCTCCTGTTATAGGTATTTATCAAATTTTTTCCAAAATTTTTCGGGGGTAATTTTTACCCCCTACCCATATTAAACGCCTGCTGCTATATCACCTGGGTTCTTTAAACGAATCGGGATGTAAATAAATTCAACATCTTTCATTGGTTCAATAGCAATGTCTACATAAAGTTCATTACGAGCAATACGTGTAGGTGTGTTGTTTGTATCATCACAAACTACCAAGTAGTCGTAGATACCACGTTTTGCAACAAGATCATTAATAGCGCCGCTAATAATGTTCTTGATTTGATCTCTTGTGATCTTATCGTTTGGTTCAAACAAGAAACCATTGCCTACGTTAGCAAGAATTGTACGTATGTAGTTAACTAAACGAGCTACATTAATACGATCCAAGCTGCTTGCAACTGGATTACGTGTTTTCTGTCCCCAAACAACTAAACCAACACCTGGTAGGTTAGTAATTGGGTTAATACGGTTTTCATACAATGTATCTCTTAGTCCAGTACGGATACTGTTGAATTCAAATTCTCCAGTGGATGCATTAATATAACCAATGCTACTTGCGTTATCAACTAGACCGCGACGTGTACCAGCTGGTGCAAACCACTGATATGCAACATTGTCGTTGAATATCATTGTACGTAATGCCATATGACTTGCTGGAACAACAATGTCGTTGCCTTGTAAGTCACTGCTTCTACCGCAAGGATAATAAACTCCCAAGTAAGGATCGGCTGTTGCTAGACCATCACCGTTGGTATTATTGCTCCAGTTTGCAATTTCAATTGCATTAGGCGCTAGACGCATTGGAGTGTCGCCAATGATAAATGCAGTGTTTGCACGATCGTTATTTAATGCTACCATTTCATCAATTAATTCTGGATATCCAGGAGCACAAATAATGTTAAATGCATACTGCTCTTCTCTGACTTCGGTATTAGCAATAATTGCTGCCTGCATAGCTGCTGTCACCATGCGACGCTGTGCCTGTCGGCCCATGTATGGACTACCGTTGTCTTTTAATCCACTAGCTGTTTGCCAAGTATCCTTGATAGCAGGCAAGGTACTGTCTGCACCCGGTACTGCTGGTAAATCAGGATATGCATTTGCATTAAACTTGTTGCTAACAAATTGTTTTACATTGTATCCACTGCGACGTGTGTTAAACAGCAACATACCGCGAGGATATAATCTATAATCAGGAGCATCCTGATCTAGATAATCACTTTCTAATAGGTCTGTGATTGCTGGCAATGAGCCAGTAATAATATCTGTAGTGCCGTCGGTGTCCCAACGTGCATCAGCAAACACAATACCGTTTTGGCTAACTTGATCACTATTGTCTATCAAGATCCAAGTATTGCTATCGTCATATCTATAAAGTGCTGGATAGTTTTCTAAGTCACCAGTATCTAACCATAGATCACCAGGAACCAAAGAAGTCACTCCGTCACTTTGTTTTGTTGGTTCACCTGCACTGATAATAACGCCGTTTGGATCAGTGTTTGACAAATCATATCCTCGGGCATCAGTGGTACTACCATCATAGTATGAACTATGATATGCTCTCCATCCACCAATTTCATTGATCATAATATCAACCGATGCTGGATCGCTGTAGTACCATAGGGTACCTTCTGCTGGAGCTTGATACGGCTCAGTAGTGCTGTAAGTTAGAACAAATGATGAAGTGTTTGGAATTTCCCAATTGGTTAATGCCAAGGTACTGCCATATTGTAAAATACCAGTGCTACCGTCAACTGTGGTTGCAAGAAATCCTGCATCTGCAGTTGGTGTTCCGACTTCGTCTGTTAGGTAAATGTCACCACCATAAATGTGTGTAAATGTGATAACACCGCTGGTACTTACACTGATATTAAGTTCTGGAATATTAAGAGCCAATACGTCACTTACAAAAGTGCCGCGACTTGTACCTGTTAATACCACAGTATATTCTGTAATATCTGCACTTCCAATTTCTGTGACGCCAATTACTAATTCATCGCTAACTGTAAATGGATTGGCTCCAACTGCGGTACCGCCAATTACAGTCTGTCCAGCAGTACGTCTACGGAATACTTTATATCCGCCTGTGTCGGTACGTAATGGATCGTATGCTACCCACACGGTACCAGCAGCAATACCATTACCGCCGCCGCTTTCATCTAGTCCGTACAATGCATCTTCTGCGCGATTATAGAATGGTGCAGCAAGAGGAGCCCATGTATCTGTACTTGAGCTATAACGCTTTACAACAATGTCAGCACCGCTACCGGTTGCACCAACTTTTGCAAACACACTACCACTTGGACGTGGAACTGTATCCGAGCTTCTCCAACTTGGCATGGCTGCAAAGTCGCCATATGTCAAGATAGGGTTAGCATAGGTACCAGCTGTTATACCCAACAATGTCAATGGAACACCCGACAAGTTTGACGAAATAGCAATTTTACCGTCAGCAACCGAACCGTTGCTTTCAGCCAAGTTGCTTGCATATAGATATATTTTTCCGTTTACATTCGCTGCTGTTACTCCGGTCACTGGTTTAGTGTTGATTTCGTTAACAATGTAATCAAGACTTCTTGATTGACTGGTATTCTGCAGGTCAATAGTTTCAGTGTTGATGGTGATTGTATAGGAAGTTCCGTTTACAGGAGCTGTTGGATTAGTTGCTGTACCCTTGATAGCTGGCCAAGCAGTTTGCCATGCAGTGGTTCCTAATCTTGCCCATGTATTGTAGTTTGCGTTGTCTGTACGTAAATTATTACCTGCTTTGTAAAATAGATTGGCATTTGTGCCGGTCCATGCTACAGCGTATTGACCAATTTGTCCAATACTGGCTTTAGGAGTATTAATATTACCTACTAGAGTGGTATCATTGGTATTGTCTGTGATCAATAAAGGAGTTTTTAAGGTAAATGCATTGTTAACTGCATCCCATTCGTTAATACCCCAAGTTGACTCTGCTAAATCCATCCAATGCGTTCCGTTTTCAACAGCACCTGTTGGACGTACACTAGTACCTTCTAGTGCGTTAAGATCTACGTCTGCACGGATAGCATAAATTCTGTTTACATTGCCTAGTGCGCTATAAGCTGCCATTAGGCCATATTCGTTTCGTTCATCTCCATGTAAAGGAGTGCCTGCTGCGCTTTGTTTAAAGCTAGGATATCCCATTGCGCTAATAAGTTCGCGTTGGCTACTAAATGCCAATAGTCTACCCGCTCTAGCAGCAGTAGTGTCAGACGCTAGAGCACCCGATGGATTTGTTTTATCTTGTGCAGTGGCCATTACAATTAATGGAACGGTGCCAACTGCGCCTGGTACGTATTGACTTTCGTCGGTTACGCTAATTTCTAAACCTGGAGATACTAGTGCCATGTTTTTATCCTTTAACAAACATTTTGTAGTATTTATAAAAGGATATCTATTTTTGGTGGTTAGAGGTGCCTTTCGAAAGGTTTACATATAAATATCTATATGAATAGACCTTTATGCACAATATGTCATGGTAATCCTGTTGCGATTAACTACCATTCTGAAGGAAAAGTACGTTATAGAAAAATATGTTCCAGCTGTTCTCGAAAGGGAAAGCGTATTCGTACTTTGCCTGGGTGGGTCAAAGCAGGGTACAAGAAGAAAACTGTGTGTGATAAATGTAGCTTTAAAGCCAAATCAATCAATCAAATGTTTGTGTTCCACATTGATGGCAATTTAAAGAACAACGATTGGAGCAATCTTAGATCGGTGTGTGCTAACTGTAGAATTGAAGTACACAATACTAAAACGACCTGGCGCGAGAGTCCATTAGTAGCAGATTATTAACTTGAGAGTACAGTTCTTCAACTGTTCCGTTATTATCAAGCTCGTAGTTGAATGTTTGCCCTATCCATGCCCATTCGCTATGATGTATGTTAGGGTACCTTTGCGGCATCAATTGCCCTGCATCTTCTAGCAGCCATTGACGATCTTCGTGGGTGGTGTTTTCTGTTAACGCACAATCGTACCATTCGGGTAGTTCTCCACGTTTGACCCATACACACATTCCACCAAATTTTCTAATTGCTTTTATTTCGTTAGGAAATCTAACGTCACTGATTACAATATCTTCTGTAGTTTTACGTAGTCTGTTTTCCAAACTAGCAATCCAGATATCGTTATGAAATCCGCGTCTACAAACTTCTGTGCCCCAAAGTTGTAGCATGTATCTAGGAGTAAGTCGGGGCATATCAAGTCGTTTAGACCACCATGGATCCACTTGTTCTCGCCACTCCCTTGCTTCGGGTGTTAGTCCTTCTAGCAGTTCGCGATCCCATCCAAATACTTGAGCTACTGCATCTTTAAGAGTGCCAGCAAAGCTGTCTCTAACAAATCCATGTTTGGCTACCAAATAATTGGCTGCTGTGTCTTTGCCTGACCCAATAAACCCTGTAATTCCTATGATCATAAAAAATGCCCCTTTAGGAGCATTTTAAACTAACTGTTAACAAATGTCAAACACCGTATTTGTTCTTTTTCTTAACAGAAACTGGGCTTATCCGATTGATTGTATCGCATTCTTGGCTGCGTAAGTCTCCGTGATTTATATCTTCTACATTTGCATCAACTGCTTTGTATGCTAGATTTAGCATGTCCTGCTCGAGTTGGGTATACGGTGCTGCTAATTTCCATTTACCTACCCACGACTCATCGTCGACATCGGGCATGGTTTTGCCATCTGTGCTGGCTACTGCTAGTCCTAAACGATACAGAGTGTAATCGCCATTCCATTTTTTACCATCAGAAAACTTGTTCATGCCGCGCTGAGCCAGTCGTTGTCTGTCCTTTAATTGCCCATGTTGTTCTAAAACTATTTCTTTGATTTTCATTATCCAATTACCCAGGTTAAAGGCATACTACCGTCCACATAATCTTTTAATTGCTGTTCTAGTGCATCCATTTCTGTCTGTGCTTCTGATTTTAAACTTGCACCGTTCAATTGTGTGCCACCTTGGGGTCCAGCAATGCTGCCAAACTTTTCTCTTGCTTCACCTAGTATACGTTTGGCAAAACTGTAAGAATATTCTTGTATCCAGATAAATGCTTGATAGTCATTTAGTAGCATACTGTCTGGCTTGTAATTATAAATGTGCAGCAATACATCTTCCATTTGTTCTTCTTGCTGGTTTGCGCCAGCGTATGGAATTTTGCGAATCAATGTAAGCTTTTTTGTAGTTTTATTAAAATAAAAATTCAAATAACCGCCGAACATTTTCATGGACATTTTTTGATAATCAACAAATAGTTCGTAGCTGAGTAGCCCACCGACACGACCGGCTACCAACATATATGTGTTCAAATAGCCCGAGCTGAATGGTTCAAATTGGCTTGCTGTTGTACCAGTCACACTGCCAATACCTCGACGGTA